ATTTGTTCCTGTTGACATTTTATACTTGGGTGAAGTTATAAGCGGTCTTTAGCTGACCATTTAGGTTACCATCAGCGATTACATTTATAGACAAATTATTTAGATTCAACCGTACAATCTTATTATTAAAGGAAACTACGTCGGGAGATGTTGGTACTAGGGTAAATACAACACCATTACCAATAACAGAGTTTATGGTAAGTGCATTTAGTGTAAATGAGCCCATTTCGTGATTAACGCTGCCAACTACTCTGATATTACGTCTAACACCCGACTCGATAGTAAACAAAACTAAACTATCTGTTTCTGTGTCATCAATATAACATACAGTTGTTGCTTCTGAACAATAAAAACCCGAGCTCTTTAAAGAACCAATTCTGGAAAGTATTGGATTTCTAAGTTTTACGATATAGTTTGTCTTCTGATTGAATACTGCGCTTAGAGCATACGAAAGAGTTAGTTTTGGAATTACGTTTACTATTGAACGATCGGCTTCTTCGGCAGTTCTTATCAATACTGAATTTCTAATAATTGAGTCAAATTTTGCTAATGTGTTTTCGTTATACAAAGCATATGCCGATGCAATATCCGATGCCAATACAGCGGGTGTTTTATTTGTTAGTGTTTGATCATAGTATACGTTGGCTTCGAGGTTTACGTCAATGTACTCTGCATCAACGTACTCTATTTGCACTGTTGCTATTTTGAATGTGGAGATAGAATTGGTGACGTCATTCTTTTGTTCTGTTGACAGTGTTCTGCCATCAGGGGTAACCGCGGAAATGAACACCTTACCGTATACTGGGGGGTCATTATTCTCGCCACCCCAAACGATTAGATCGCCAATAGTTGCCATCTTTGACTTTAGCAATACTTTGTAATCGTCTACTGTTACGGCGCGGTTTTGTGCCGCGTAGAAGTTAGGTGCATTAAAACGAATTTCGTCAGTAGTCTCGGGGTCTCTTCCATTGGACACAGGAGCAAGAACAGTTGTTGTTATCGCCATTGAGCCCAGAATTGCGGAACCACCATAGGACAAAACACGTATTCTATTTGGTATTTGACCACTTGATACTATGTACTCAACAGTAATGATGTTGCCGGGAACAAGAGCCTTGCCCAGAATGTTGTCACCAAATTCAAGTTGATGGAATCCGCCCTCAATTTCCTTTAGAAAGTACACCGTGGTGTCAAATTCAACCAATGAAATATCATCGGCAGGGGTGTAAATTGTTGTGGTATTATTAGACGATGACTGCTGTACGTAAACCTTCAACGTTGATGTGTCAACGTTATTGTTTGGAATGGTGTATTTGTTTTGGGCGCTGTACTGGAACGTATTTCTTAGGGGTGTTCCCTCACGTAGCAAAATTTGATTGAAGGCATACGACTGGGTAGTTGCGTTATACGCCGCGGTTACATCGTCGTCAGTGTAAAAATTGTATCTTACACCATCTTTGATACCAAAGAAGGGCAATTTTCCGGGTAGTGTTAGGAACGGAGGAGTTGTGTTTGTACCAGTTACAGTAAAGTTGATTGTGGTAGTTGCGCATGTTGCAGAACGAGGACGATAACCAATAGAACGAGCAAGTGATACCACGGAGTCTCTTTTACTTGCGGAATCCAGAAACACTTCATTCAATGCAAAATTGGTGTACATTGCATTGTAATGAGTATTGTAGGCTAGAATGTCAAGGATGACAGATAGATTACTACCCTCAAAGTCGTAATCGCTGAAGGTTGCTTGCCCCTGCAAGAATGATTTCAGATTCTGTTTGATCTGATCGAACTCAAGTTCCGAAACTCTAATTCTATTATTTGCCATTATCTGGTCCTGTCTAGAGTTAGCTCTACTGTTATTGGTCTCTGTGTGTTTCTGATTCTAAACACTATTCTAACAAACATCTCGTTGGCATCGGTGTTGAATTTCGCTTCAACGTCAATGATCTCCACTCTGGGTTCAAAGTTGTTTATTACGTCGATTATTTCTTGTCTTGCAATTGCAACAATTGCCGGTGTTGCATGCTCAAAAAGCATGTTGTTTACATTGGACCCAATTTCACTATGGAAAGGTCGCTCATAGTGCTTTGTCAAAATAAGATTTTTGACGGAATTCTTTATTGCATTGTCGTCATACTTCGCAAAGATATCCTTTGTTACAGGATTCTTCTCAAAAGACAAATCTATGTCACTGAATAATCGGGTGTTTTTAGCCATAATTATATTTATGCCACCCTACTGAATGTTCCGATGTCGCTCACGCGCTTGTGGTTGTTCATAGTGAAAACTTGTTGGCGATTGTTGGTTGTAGTGAAACTGATGTGAATCCAGCCGTTTCCACCCGGTGTTAGGTACTCCAATAGCATCTGATCGTGTGGAATAATTTGTTGTAGTTCCAATGCTCGTGTGTACAAATCTGCTCGTGTTAAACCCGGGAACGAAACATCCACTGCTTGCCCGCGATTGTGCTGGCTGCTAGTGTTTTCTAATCTCAAACCCGAATTGATACGCATGTTGGGATACTTTTCCTTTAGCGGATCAAGGACATTCTCGCACAGCGCCTTGAGATTACAGAAGATTTCGTCGGCACGTAGTCCAACATTGTCTTTAATTTTTCTTGAACCACCGTCAGTAAGATCACCCACAGTAAAATACTTGCTCAGTTTCATACTGGGCTCAAAATCTTTCTTGCCCTCGGGAATACCGCAAGGACCAAGTTTTTCTTCCACGTTATTCTTCTCCACTTTTGCTGTTTCTTCTATTGCTGGTTTGGCTTCAAGTTCTTCTTTAGTGGCTGTGGCATTGGCTATTCTTTCATTCTTATATGCCTCAACTTGTGCCGGTGTTCCATCATCTGGCGTTTCGTATACAGTGCCCGCCTCTTCTTTTCGTGTGTTTACTGTTAGGGGGCTTATTTCCGCATCAGTGCCACCAATGCTGCTTATTGTGGGAAGACTCTGTGCAACACCCGAGTTTAGATCCACCCGAGAAGCATCTGCTGCCCAGTTTCCACTTGCGTGCATGTTGATGTTACCCCCGGCATGGAAATTCATGTTTCCGCCGGAAGTAATATCAAGATTGCCCGCTACGTTCAATTTTGCATTGCTGTGTAGATTTATTGTAGTGGTACCATGAACTTCAAGATCAAGTGTATTTTCTACTCTAAGAGTCTTGGCACCGTTTACTGTTACGTTAACGTTACCTACTACATGAACGTATCCGTTTCGTTCAAAGATTTCGTATGAATCACCAACTACTCTGTTTACCCGAGTTCCATTGTGGTCTATCTCCATGAACGTACCCTTGGTGTGGTACAAATGAACTCGTTCTCTATCTTTGGTGTCGTCGAATTCAAACACATGACCCGACTCACTCTGCCACACATTGTTGAATGGATATTTTGCATTATAGGGAGTTGGAGATTGATCCCATGTTCCTTTTCCATTCGCCATTGTTACACCCTTGTGCTCGGCAAGTTCTTTGGTGTAAACTATGGTGTTTCGTATCTTCTGATGTCTTGCCAGGCGATTTGTGTCGGGCTCATCGTAGTGGGTCTCTAGAGGATACTTCTTATTTGGATCAACAAAACCGGTTTCGCCCGTGAACAAACCACGAGAAATTTCTGTGGTTGTTGTACCTGTTTGTGCTTGTTGTGTTTCCTGTTCTTGTATTGACTGGGGAGTTTCTTTCAATTCCCCAGTTTTTGTTGGAACCCCGTCTCTGAGGAATAGATTCTTTTCGTATTCTCTTCTGGAGGTTAGACCAGCAAGAACTTCCAACTGCCCAGTCTTTGCATTCTTTGCCTTGTTGTATTTTAGAAAATTCGCGGCAGCGGTTTCGTAGTCACCAGAATTCAATGATGATAGAATTTCTGATTTTCTAAATCTTCCGCCGCCCAGATTGTATGCAAAGTCAACACATGCGTCAAACATTCCCTGGGTAATGGGTACACGAATGCTATTCTTTACGGCGGGCTCAAACTCGTTCTTTATTCTTTCACGGACATATGCAATGCCAACTTCTCGGGTTATTGCGGGTGTTGATTCTGTGACCGCGACTCCGTTTATAAATGTAGTTCCGTAACCAATTGTCCAGACACCCGCGGAATCTTTGTAGGGAGTTGCCGAGAATCCTTCCTTTCCCTTGAGATATTCTATCAGTGTTTCTGATGTTGTGAATTCAGAAGCTGCTCTTGCGGGGAATGAATTTTGAACTTCCTCGGGTGTCTTCTCTGTTGTTACTGGTGTACCATCTTCTGTAGTGATTGGAGTACCATCAGATGATGTTACTGTTCCTTTAAGTTCATAAGTTTCAAGAACTGTTTGAGTCTTGGATGGAATACCACCCAGAGTACCCACTACAAAGGGTTGCTGGCGATCACTGTCCAGATACTGAATGATTACACAGGTTCCTTCAACCACACCAACAGGGGCGGTACCTATGCCATTCATTGCTCCACTAGTCGTGGGTTGTACTTTATACGCCCAGGGTAGATCCTGTGTTGGCAATAGTGCCTTATCGTGCGTGTGTAACCCCAATACTCTAACACGAACTCTGCCCAACATCAATGGGTCATCTCTATCTTCTACGATGCCGATGTAAAATGCTGGTGTAAATAAATTAGAATTCATGGTTTTGTGCTTGACATGGTATTGACAACGTGTAAAATCACCGTGTACCCCGGAGAATGATTAATATTTCTGATATGAATCACGTATTAGTTCTAGATTGCAGTAATGAGCATCAGAAGATATTTCATGTGACAAAGCAGAAATAAGATATTTACCAGAGAACATTGGGTCATACATCTTATCTATATTTGTTCTGTTGCTTACTTGTTCGTTGGAATAGACCTTTAGATCTATGATATCACCAACCTTGTAACAAGCCCTACCAAATACTTTGATGTTCGTTTTGAACGATTCCGCTCTCTTTATTAGAGCAGCTCTTCTCATGTTCTTATCAAAGGGACCGGGTACAGTATTGGGATAGAGGCTCTTGTGACCAATCTCTGTCATTAGTTTTGCAACTGGAAGAAATATAGTCTGGCTTTTTACTGAGGTTTCTTTGTTTAGTGTGTTACCCTGGAAGTCAGAAGTGGCGTTTCTTTGCAGGAATCTTAGCCTCTTTGTTTCCACATCGTAGTGGTATAGGGCACTTCCGTACATTCCCGTTTCCAGTCTATCGATGTAGTCATACATTCCCTTTGTTGACATATCCAGAACTCGGCTGTATAGACCAGCAGTATCAGGAACGCTCTTTCCATCTGTGTTTGACTCGCGAATTTTCTCGTCACGCACAAACTCTGCTATGGGTGTTTGTTCGTACAGTGAGTCCATGGATACAAAGGCAAACCCGTCTCTGTTTTCAAAGAACACAAAATTTGGATTCTTACGATCATTGTAAGCCTCGCCCGCGAGGTAAAATAGATTTTGCGAAGGGGTCCAGAAATTACTCGTGTATGTACAATTGCTCGTGGTTTGCTCAACGATTATATTGTTCTTGGTATTCAAATACTGATTGGAACTAAGCAACTTCTTTGCTATGTCCGACACCGAGCCTCGGAAAGTCTGGGATATCTTTGTGTTCATGTCCACGAAAGCATCAATTGACATGAACATTAGTTCGATGATGGCATTCTTTTGTTTGAAGTTCTCGATTGATTCAATTTTGTAGATGTGAAATGTCTTTGTGTACTTGAACTCATCTCCTGTGTGCGCGGGTGTTTCGTAATTTATCTCAATAACTTCCTCGCCCAGAAAGGGCAACAGAGTGTTAATAGCTATGCTATCGGAAAGAATAATACTTCCCGTCACAAATGCACTCATGATGTCCTCGTATATTGTTAGGGATACGAAGATTTTTGAAACATCGATAAACTTACCAGACCCGTTTAGAATTCTGATGTAGTTTACTTTTATGTCACCAGGATTTATTACATTCACATCAGATCCTTGAAATTCTTTGCTATAGTGTCAATCATTTCAAGAGAAACAACTTTTATTTTTCTTTTGTATTCGTTTAGATCCTCCTCCCATTTATAGGTTGTAACGGGAGAAGCATCAAGCTGATTGTTTTCGTTTAGGTTGTTCTGATCAACCACAAACCCCTTTGAGTTTACATAGTGGTGGATTTGTGCTTGTGCTGCTGCCACGGATCCGTATTTGTCTATGATGTAATCATTAAACGTTCTTGTCACTAGGGGAATGTCGGATCTCCAATCATATGCATCGTTTATGAGCATCAGAATCCAGTGATACGCCGGAGTGCCATAGAGTTTTTCAGAGATAACTTCATACGTGTCGCCTTCTTTCATGAAATAGAAATCGTACAGTGTGATGTTGTCGATTATTTCTTTCTTGAAGCGAACGTTTTTGGTTATGTCCGTGAGCAGCACAGAAATATCAGAGGAACCACGCGTTGCTGGTTCAAAGAGATATTTGATTGTGGGGAAGTTTTCAAAGTACATTAGAAACTCGCCTTAACTTCTGATTGGGTGTTCATTGCTGGATTGTTCAAGTTATCTTTAGTGATAATTGAAAGTTCCTTGAAAGTCAATGAAAGCTGAATCATAACGGGTGAACCATCGGCATGGACTGCCCACACGCCCTGGGGCGTATAGTTTACTGCCATGTTGGTCAGCACTGATGTTGCTACTCTGTTTACCCATGGATTTTCTTTTCCTTCTGTACCAACAAAGAATGTAATGTCAAATTCCGAAGGATAGATGAAAGTAAAACGCTCTTTTGATTTGTACTCGGGATACATATGAAACTTTAGCATGTCAATAATGTTCTTGACATACAGAGTTTCTGCCATGCTCTTGGGATAGAACAAATAATCCATTGTAAAGTTTCTAAAATCCACGCCCGAGAAGATCATTTCTTTCTTGGGATTTGATGCCAAACCTGATGCAGCGGAAACGCCACCGCTTCCCAATGCACTGTTTACAGATAACGCAGCCGATGCAGCAAGATCCGCGGCACCACTACCTTCTTTTGCTAACCCCTCAAAATCGCCTGTTAGTAACTTTCCGCCTGCACGGGCACCCATTGCTGGAATTCTCATTGCCAAGTCAAACATTTTTGTATCGTCTGTACCCCAGTCAACAGAATATGGAGTCATTAGATTGTTTGGCATAGGCAACTGAATTGCGGCGCTAAGACGTTTTGTTTGTCTTCTTGCTGTTTGAGCAACAATAAGAGGTGTTCCTACGACAAGACCAGTTGCAACGCCTCCCTGAATAGCAGCTTTTGCTGTTGCCGGGGCAGCAACTCTTTTAAGAGTGGTTGTAATGTCTTCTGAACTTGCTCTCGATGCCAATATAGAACCTAGCCCACCAACTA